GTTCTCTTTACGCAATAGGTGAAACTTGTCACATACTCGTAGCGACGTATTATCTTTTCTCCGAAATTACGACATGATTATTCGTCATGCCGGACTTTTTCCCGATTTGCAGGTGTTCGACCATTCTAATGGTCGCCGCCGCTTTTTTGGTTATGAAGATGTTGCTCGTCTTCCGGAAAAGGATTTATACGTTGTTGGAGCAAAATGTGCCGTGTTTCATACGTTTTGCTACAACCTTCAAGTCCCAGTAGATCTCGACCTTGCCAAAGAAATTGTGGTTAAGGCCAAGCTATTGTCACCTACGGTTGAGCACGACGTTAATGTCTGGATCCAAAGTTACAACAACGGGACTGTACCCCAAAGGTTTTTTGACCCTCAAGGTGTATCCTGCTGGCGTGCCTATGGACTTCTTGACATTTTCCTTCCCTGGAATTATTTTGCATAATTCTCGGTTAGGAGCCTAAGTTGGTTCCTTCTCTAACTTATTTTCTAAGTTATCAGGTTCAACTGCGTTTACAGACGGGTGGATCTTATGAGAGAGTTTAATTTCTCTCCCCTACCGTGAGGTAGTTAGTTTGCTTCTTCAACTTAGGAGGTCTTATGCGGTCCCAGAAAGTAAGGCGGCTGCTTGTAGTTCTCATAGCAGTTATCTTGCTTAGCCTGGAAACCGTTGTAGATTCTTCCATGTTGAAGCGGATCTATTGCTTTGCTTCTCTTGCAAACAATGGAGGCTCCGATGCCTACACAAACGGGTAGTGACACTTTTGTTGGACCCCTCAGAATCGCCGCTACTTCACATCTCGGTGTGAAGAGTGACGTGCTGGTGGGTACTTTCGCTGTGTCTTCCTATTCGCTGTTTAGGGATTGGGTCAGGACTCCTGGTTTTATGACCAGCTTTAAGAAAAAGTTGTATCGTAGGTTGGATTTACCTATGAATAACTTTACTTTCGAGCGCACCGACACCATATATCCAGTGGGATCCTATACTATCGTTAGTATTGGATCTTATGACAATAATGGCGTGCCGCGATATAATATCGCGACTTTATCGGGTGCCTTAGCAGGAGCGAATGCTGCTGGTGCTCCTAGCTTTGGCGTTCTCGGTCCTGGCGATGCCCAAACGCCGTCCCTTGACGTTGATTCTGTAGATTCACAGGCAAAAGGTAGGTTTCTCCTTGAGGCTAAAGACCAAAAGGTAAACCTGCTCCAAGTCTATGCAGAACGGCGCAAGACCGCAAACCTCTTTAATGTAATAGTTAAAGGGGTTGCGGGGGCTGTTCGCCGGCTTAAAGCTGGCGATCTTCCTGGTGCGGCAAAGTCCTTGGGAGTGACTGTTCCAAAAGGAACCGTCTCTGCCTTTCTCAAGGAGTTTAAGAGAGACCAACCAAAGGCTATAGCTAATGGTTGGCTGGCGATCCAATATGGCATTAGACCCCTCTATAACGACCTCGTCGGTTCGGCTGAGCTCGTTGCTCAAAAGAACCTTCGCGAGATTCGTTCTAGGGTTAGGAAAAGTGCTACGCGTACAGTTCGTGTAACTAGTACAGATACCTCACAAGGTGGTCTGCACAAAGTTTACACGGTTGTTGAGCGGCGTTGTACTGTAAAGTACACCGCGTACTATTCAACTCAAGAGGTAAATCATACCCTCGCCCAAGCGGGATTTACCAATATCCCGTATTTGGTACATGAGTTGACGCCATGGTCTTTCGTTCTTGATTGGTTGTTACCAATCGGTAATTACCTCAATTCGCTTGACGCGACAAATGGCCTTTCTTTCGAGAAAGGTTGTAAGGTCGTTGTTGATCGGGTTACAGTCAGGAAACGACTGCAGGGAGGCCATAATCCAATACCAAATCCAGGTGTTGGTCAGGTTGTGAATGTTTCATCGGCGAGTGGTTATTATGAGCGAAAGTCTGTTAGTATCGTAAGAACGAAGATTCTTTCGTTCCCCGATTCTTCCCTTCCTTCGTTCAGAAACCCGTTCTCGGTTGAGCATTCGCTAAACCTTTTGGCCTTATTGAAGCAAACTGTTCGATATAAATAGGTACCAAACATGTCTGCTATTGCAGCAATTTACAACCATTCGGGACTCGTCGGTGATCAAGCTGTCATGGCTATTACTGCCTTGACAAACTCGGCCACCGTTGCTACCGATGGTTCGTTCTCCCCAGCGGGGATTATCCTTCCAGCTGGTGTAGCGCGGTGGGTAGACCGACGGAGTGGTATTCCCGAAGGCTATCCTTCCTTCACGTTCTCACTTCGCCCGCCTTCGAAGACGAGCAAAGTGTTTCGCGTGGTGGGTAAATTGGTTTACCCCGTTTTAGAATCAGATCTGGGCCCCGCTGCGTCAGGTATTACACCTGGCCCAACGAAAGCTTATGAGCTGACCTACAACGGTGAGTTTCTTATACCGGATAGGTCCACAGCGGCGGATAGACAAGTTTTCTATTCGTACGTTCTGGGCCTGCTGGCTAAGAGCCTCAAGGCATCTGACCTTTCGCCTGCCCAAGATACTGGCAGTCCGATGGTTAGTGCTATATTAGACCTGGAGAGCGTGTACTAGTAACCAACTAAACAGTTACTAGCTCTCCATAACCTAAAGGGTAAACCATGCCTAGATCTTTTGAAAAGTCTAAGCGCGTCAATAATAGACGCATTCCTAATAAGGCTGAAAACCTTCTTAGGAAATACCGCGTTACACGGAAGGTGACCTCTGATGCAATCTTGAACTTTCTTGAGGCACTCGATTGTCCTCGCAGTCTTACCGTTTGGTTGATGTTCAAATATAACGAACATCGCCAAATTGTTGACTTAGAGGTTAATCCGTTGGATTTTAACTCTCCTTCGGACTTTCGAGATTATTACGCTGCTACGAAATTTCTATCCAAATCTGATTTTCTTAAATTAGATACAAATAGGAAGGACGTAGCACTTGCGAAGTTCTTCGAATTCGAAGAACTTTGCCGTAATACGAACCGTCGTTTCAGAGCCCTAGAGTTCGACCCATTATTTAGTGGATCGAACGTTTGGTTGCTTAACGCAACCAAGCGTAAAATTTCACAGGTTCTTGGCGATTTTTCCCTCAAGCAGGTTCTCGATTTGTGCAATTGGGGACCCGGCGTAACTAACAAGCTGAAAGGCGAGTTAGCCACCGGTGTCAACAAGTTCCAGTTCGAAACTGGAATAACGCGTGATCTGTATTCCCGCTGTTTTATCTCCTTCGATGAAAAGATAGTCGAAAATGGGATGGAAGAAATTGTTACTCTTCCGCCTGTTATGGAGTATTATAGCACTTGGTATCAGGAAATACTCTCGCGAGAGGGATTCCCTGGTTTCGAGGTTGGGAACGTAACCGTCACTGTTCCCAAAGACGCAAAGACTGATCGAGTCATATGCGTGGAACCGGGTTTCAATTTATGGTTCCAACAAGGCATAGGGCGTTCGATCGCTATGCGGCTTCGGGATGTCGGTGTTGATCTTCG